CTATTCTAGTTTGGATATTTTTTTTACGATTGTATTGTTGTTTGTTTTCAACGCTTGCACGAAAGCTAGGAAGATCAAGAGATTTTGCAAGTACACCAATTTCTTTTTGAAACTTTATTGTGTTTCTTAATGTTGCATCACCAATTGCAGGATGCGGTTGGAACACTACATGATATAAAAATTTTGTCTTAGGAGCAAATGCATGACTATATTCACCAAATAGCTGATGTGCATGTCTTGCATCACGTAGGTGAACATCTATACCAGATGTATTAATTATGTAGGGATCAGTAACGCTCATAGTAATATTTATCCATTTATATTAACTGTGTATATAAAAAAAGCGAAGACTGAATTAACAATCTTCGCTTGTTTATTAAATACCAATACTACTTAAAGTTATTAGCCAGTGACTGCTGTTCCGCCAACTGAAGCATTAGTACTACGAGTTTCTGAAGAACCAATACCAATAAAGTCGTCATCAGCACCGAATTGAATAGCGTTATCGTAACGTATACTTAGTGTTGTTGTAACTGGTTCGTTAGTAGCATATGCTAATGTGTTGTAATTAGCTGATTCAACATAGCAACCTACTAAGTGGAAGCGGTCAATTACGTTTGCTCCGTTAGCGCCGTTACCACCATCTAGAATTTCAATTCTAGTTTGGAATTTATAAGTACCACTTGACACTGCACTAGACTGTTCATAAAAATCAAACTGTCTTTGAATTTGCTGACCAACAACTTTTTGTACATTGTTGTTTGCATCTTCACGTAGTGTTAGTGTAATTGGATCCCATGTGTGCTTACCTGCAAGATACGTTCTTGAGTTATAAGCTTCGATCGTCATTTGTTCAAAAGATAAGTTTGGACGAGTTACGTCTACTACTTGTCTTGACATTTCTCTAGTACCGTCAGCTGCGCCAGTTGTACCAAAGTTGTCTAAAAATACCCTGAAGCGATATTGTAATTTTGGCATCAATAAAGATGAATTACTTCCAGCGCCTTCTGTTGGTATCGAAATATTTGTTAATGTTGTAATTGGCATTCTTTTATCTCCTATGCAGTATTTATGCTTAAATGAGTGGAGAACTTTCTCCACTCATTATATGCGCATATTAACCTAGTGCTGCAATTTCTCCAGTGTTCTTAATACGCAACGGAATGTAAATAAATTCAATTGCTTTTACAGGTTCAATTGCAATGTCTAACCATAGCTCATTACGGTCAATTCTTGCTGGTGTGTTGTTACTTTCGTCACACACTGCTAGGAAGTCGTAAAGTGCTCTTAAACCAACTAGTTCTAGCAATAGCGCATCTGCTGCTGCTTTGATCTGATCACGTGTGATCTTATCGTTTGGTTCAAATAGGTATGGTCTTGCTAATAACTCTAGTTGTCCACGTAAGTATACAGTTAGACGTGCTACGTTAACACGATCCAATGCACTTGCATTTCTTGCGCGAGTCTTTTGTCCAAATACAACAAGTCCAGCGCCGCTAATAAACGTAATTGGGTTGATGCTGTTGGCATATAGTGTGTCACGTTGTCCAGTGTTTAGTGCTACGCTTTCAAATTCGCCTTCGCTAGTAATATAACCTGAACTTGTAGCATTAGTTACGCCACCACGTCGTGTACCAGCTGGAGCAAACCAGGGGAATGCAACTTGGTCATTTAATATTAATGTACGTAATGCCATATGACTTGGCGGAACAACAACGTTGTTGCCTGCGTTATCACTTGTGAATCCCCATGGGTAATACATACCTAAGTACTCATCGCGGCTTACTGCGCCATCATCGTTATCTTCAACTGCTAGATTAACGTTAGTTGCCCATTCATTTAATGAAGTTGCATCCGGTGTTAGTCTTGCTGGCGTGTCACCAACAACAAATGCTGTTAAGCGTCTGTCATAGTTTAGTGTGATCATTTCACCAATTAGTTCTGGATAACCTGGAGTAGCCATTAAGTTAAACTGACGACTTTCTTCGTCGCGTATATCTTGGTTGCTGTTAACTAGTGCCTGTAGTGCTGTTACAACACTCTTGCGCTGTGCGTGACGCCCAAAGCTACCTGAACCGTCTGCTTGGTTACCTGAATCAGTAACCCAACGGTGTGGGTAATAAAGTGCCATAGATTCGTCAACACCAAGACTTTGGTGACGTGTGTTGTTTGCAGTTGTATCTACATAGTTACGCTCAAAACGCTTAACGTTAAATCCACTTCTGCGCAAGTTCCATAGCAACATACCTTCTGGGTATAGTGCAGGATCAGGAGCATCTGTATCTAAGTAATCGTCAGCTAGTAGCTCTTCAATAGTTCCAGCTAAGTGCGAAGTAGAACTTCCGCCGTTTGTACTCCAACGTGCATCAGCAAACAAGATACCATTTTCTGTAGTTTGGTCTGCTTTGTCAACAAGTACCCACTTTGCAAGTGTAAAATTGTAGCGGTAAACTGTACCGTACTCTTCAACGTTACTTGTATTAATCCAAAGGTCGCCTTCGACTAATGAAGTTACACCATCGGTTTGTTTAGTAGGCTGTGTAGCACTAACAATTGGACCTGTTGCGTTTGAACTTGGATATTCTTGCAAATAACCCTTCCAACCTGTACCATTGTGTACCATAATATCAGCTTCGTCAACAACTGAACTATACCAAAGTGTACCATCAGCTGTTAAGCTTGATGGTGCATTAGCACTTGCTGTTGCTACTAGTGGCTTCCAGTTTGAAGCAACTACGTCATTAGCAGCATCACCTGTTGGCGCTGTATACAAGTTAGCTTTTTTATTGTTGCCTGTAGCAACAAACCCAGCTAGTGCTAGTACGCCGCCAGTGTCAGCAATTCTAATATCGCCACCTGTTTTGTGTTGAATAACAATTTTGTTAGTTGCGTCAACTAGTGCAACTATGTTTGTAAAGTTTGCTGCGTTAATTAAACCTGCAATTAAGTCAGCGTCTGTACTTGCAGCTAGTGTAGTAACATTGATAGTTTTAGATGTTCTTACTAAAGAGTTTGCTTTGGTTTCTTCTAGTGTAAATGCATATGTAGCTGCTGTAAGCTGTGTAGCAATTTTATCACTAGTTATTGAAGTTGCACCTGTTGCTGCTCTTTCAAACACTCTAAAGTTTACAAGTGTTGGAGTTACTTCTTCAATATTTGCTTTAACATAAAGATCGCCTGCAAGTAAACTTGCGCCACCGCCTGCTTTATCTAAACCAAACAATGCAGCTTCTGGTGTTGCATACATTGGAGCAGTTACAGCACCCCATAATTGTGTATCGGTGTTATATTTCTTAACGCTAAAGTTAGCGCCGCCATTTGGTTTAGTTGTTTTAATCCAAAGCGAACCAGTTGGTGCTTCAGATGCTCCTGCAATCTTATATGCTGGAACGTTTGTGTGTGGAGCAATAGTTACTTTTGGTGCTGCATATGTTTTAGTAACAATGCCTAATGCGCCGCCATCATCAGATGCAACGCCTTCATCACCAACTAGTGCGCCTGCGCCAGTTTCAATCTCAACAGCTACGCCAGTTGAGTAAATTTCGATTGCACTATCAACAACTGCTGCTGAAACACCTGCAATGCCGCGGGCGATAATATCAGCTGCAAGTTGTGTAAGTGTTGTTCCAGTTGCAGTAACAACTAAATTATTAATTGTTAGTTCGTCACCTTGTGCAATTGAAACAGGTGTTGCTGTTCCGCGTACTGCTGGAAAACTTGCACTCCATTGTGTACTGCCTACTTTAACCCAAGTACCTGCGGTACCGGCTGCTGCGCTATGTCCTGGAGTTTTATAAAATGCTCTAAATTTCTGTACAGTGTCGCCTGATGCAATAGTTGCGTCAATTGCATAGTCGCCTATTTGTCCAATTGATAGCTTCGGTGCATCAGTTCCACTGTCAATGTCAGTAGCTTGAACAATTACAGTTTTTTCTACGGAACTAAATGACTGCCCGCCTGTTGTTGTAACTGCTGCTGAATTCCACTGAAGTATACCAAAATTAGTAACTTGTGTGTCTACCCAAGCTGCATTGTCAGCTGGCTCGCCGCCTGGTGCTGTTGCACTTGCTGTAAGTGCTGCTAGGTCTAAGTCTGCACGAACAACATATGCACGGTTTGAAACAGCTAAAGTTGAATATGCTGTGTTAAGACCGTATTCGTTAAGCTCTCCGCCGTGGATCATATTATTATTTGCATCACTGTAAAATAGTGCATCGCCGAATGTTTCGCCGAGTTCTCTTTGACTTGTGATTAAATAAGGTTTTCCTGCATTTGCTTTGGTAGTACCTGCTGCAATTCCTGTTCCACTGCTTCTAGTTTTATTAGAAGCTGTTGCAACAAAAATCATAGGTACTGTTCCACCGCCTGCTGGAGTATAGAAGCTTTCGTCAATTACATTGACTTCTACGCCTGGTGATACTAATGCCATGTTAATTCTCCTGTTGGATGTTAGTGTTTTCTCTATACAGTATTTATTACAATGGCATCAAAACACCTGTCGAATACTACCAAAAAAGGCACCAAAAAGGTAAGCTAAATACAATATGAGACCTTTATGCACTTGCGGCGAGCGTCCTGCGGCAATAAACTACCGCAAGGAGGGCAAAACTTATTATAGAAAGAAATGTGAACGTTGTTTACGCAATGGATTAGGACACGGGATACCATTATGGAAGCAACGTGGTTATGAAAAGAAAAATGTTTGTGAAAAATGTGCGTTTAAATCAAACCATCCTGAACAGTTTAATGTGTTCCATATAGACGGTGATCTACAGAACTGCCGGCCAAATAATCTTAAAACTATATGCGCTAACTGCCAGCGTATAACTCAAAAAGAAGGTATACGCTGGAAGCAAGGAGATTTACGTCCTGATTTTTAACACTGGGCTGTATCGTAAGGATTAATATAATTAATAAGTTGTCCCACGTTGAATGCTAGGTCTCCAAGTGTTCCATTATTATCAATAATATAATCAGCCATCCAAGGTTCTAAACTCATCGAATCATTGCTTTCAGGAGGTAAATGATCTGATCTATCTACCCAAATTACTTTGTCAAATACGCCAGTATTTTTCATAGCATAGTATTCGCGTTTGTTGCGCAAGCCGCAATAGATATCGTAAGCTGCAAACATCTCTCTGCCTAGAGTCGCTGCATCAGGAACATTATAATCACAAATAGCATTATACCATTCTGCTCTGTGATTATGCCTGTCAGCATAACACTCTTCCTCATTAGCATATCCATACTTTTCCTTTAGATCATTGTATATAAATTGTTTACTACAAAATTTTGAACTGCTTTCAAATGTGTATCTATACATATCTCGAAGCATTTCACATACTGTATCTTTGCCGTGGCGGCCGTGACCTATTACTAATAATTTCAACTTATCCATATTGTTCTCCTAACATTTAAATATATTATACATTAAAAGCTAGGTGTTGTCAACCGTTAATCGTAGTGCCCGCCTAGTACAGCAACCGTTGCTACTTCTTCATTCAGCAGCTCTGCTTCTCTTGCTTCGTAAGCTGCTTCAAATCCACGTTCGTATACTTCTAAGCATTGGGATTCGTTATTCCACAGGCGTTTAAAGTAGCTAGTGTAATAGCGTTCAACAGTTTCATCAGATTCTTGTTTTGGAATTAGGTGACCTTTAACTAACCAAAAGTACCTGTTAGCTTCTTTACGCACATACGGTGAACACATTAGCTTCTCCTACTGTAATAGTATTTACATTGGTAGTAGAATGTTAGCGTAAACTTTGGTGTTTTTAAGTCATTGAAATCATTGAAGAAAATAATCTAATGATTTCAATAAGTTAGCCAATTGTAAAGCCGTAGCCTACGCCGCCAGCAACTGCCATTGAAACTTCAACTTCTAGCTTTTCCATCTCAGTCTGTGCTTCGGCTTTGAGTGTATCACCGTTTAGTGTCGAACCACCTTGTGGACCTGCAATAGTAGCAAACTTTGAACGTGCTTCGCCTAGCATATATTTACAACTAGCAAGTGTATAGTCTTTAATCCACTGACTTGCAAGATAGTCACTTAATATTTCACTATCAGGACGGTAATTATAGCAATAAAGCAATAGTTCTTCTTCTGCTCTAGGACGCTGTAGAAGAGTAAGTTTTTTGCTCGTATTGTTCCATTTGAACTC